CTTTTTTATTGTATTGATTTCTTGGTGAATAGGCGGGAGACAGACCGTTGCAGTGGGTCTGGGGTGTCCTTACTGTCCGAAGTGCCAATTGTTGCCAAACTACCTTAACCTATACATAGATTTACGCAGCCCGTAAATCAGGAACTGACAAAGATTTGATGTAACAGTTTAGACAACTTAGCCAACCCTAGTGAAATAAAATGGGTTGACTAAGTTGCATTCAAAAACCAATTAATTTAAAATTAATCTAATTGAGTTTGTTGATTGATTCTATTTGCTACATCTGTTAATATCTTATTTTGATAAACTTCATTAACTCCCTCCAATTCTTCTGCATCTTGGCGGTATTGGTTTAATTCCGTAGGATCGCACTTCTCCACTCCTCCAAAACGATCTAATCCGGCATGATAGTAATAGCAATCGCGCACTTCTTTGGGGGAATCAAAACCCAAGAAATACTTTGTTTCGTCAATCTCCCCTGTTGTTGTGTTGAGTTGCCGAACCTTCCAGAGACTAGGTGAGTTTGGATTTTTGATATAAACGTCGATTGCTTTTGCGTCCTCCGCGTGTCCATAGCTGCGTCTAATATGCCCATACCCTACCTTCATCGTTTTGTTATAGCGAAGATCCCCTTTGTCGTGAGTGACCCCAATTGATAGCCCGTGCCAATTAAGAACCCGCTTTATTGGGGTGTAAACAGCACTGTCCATTTGAGTTATAGATTCTTCTTCGACGGGTTCTTCAGTGGGTGGGGCAGCTTCCTCGCCTCCTAATGCTCCCATATCAAAACCACCAAGGGAGTTTGCTTGTTCTTCTGCTTTTTTCCTGGCTTCTTCCCATGCTTTTTGATCAAGGTTAAGCTCTGGCCACCAACCGGAGTTAGAAGGCACTGTCCGAGCTTCATCTGTCGTGATGAATCCGGCTTGAATACCTGAAGCCAATGCCTGAATATCAGATGAGCGTCCAGAGCGGAGATCCTCGATGGTCATCCTCAAGATAGAAGGGTACTGCCTCTGGTAGTTGTCGGGGATTTTGCCTTTTGTGGGGCCGTCTTTAGCCAAGAAGATATAACGATCAAGAATAGCTGCGCTAGGATCTAAGCTCTCTCCTTGGTACTCTGCCACCGAGTTAGCATAGTTGATTTGGGTCTCCTTGCCATCACGCCCCAAACCCCCAGGGCTTTCTCCCCAAACTATCGTGTGAGGCATCCCAGAGGCTCCTGTTACCCCATCCTTCTGTACTTGCACGAGTGAATCCATCCCGACGACGGGGCGGGCATTCCAGTTGAATTGTTCACGGGAGTCGTGGAGAACCATGCCATATAGATCAAACATTAGTCGGATTGATTTCATGGTTTGCTTAATAGCTGCGATACTTTCTTCATCAGATGCCATCATCAGTTCCCGCAGTCCTTCAAAAGAATGCTGTAGAACTGATTGGGTTTTAATTAATTCGCCTACTGCATTGAGTCCATTCGTATAGTTTTTATAATATTTCCAAACCTCGTCAAAGACACTCAATCCCCATCCATTGTTATAGGAAATCATCCAATCATCAGGCATTAATGCCCCATTAAACCGGAGGATTCTTGACCGATGAATCAGGCGATCATCCTGCTTGGAATTTGTTCCGTTAAATAGTAATTTTTGTTTTATTTGTTGGTCAATTGTTAGGATTTCATAATGTTCAATGTCATCAAGGTCAAATATACTAGCAGCCGTTCTCACCGAAGGAGCAACTTGCCATCGGTGACGAACGATTAACCCAGAGATTGATTTAATCTTGCCTTCATCAACAGGTTCGGAATAATGTCTTCCATCGTTAATCTTGAGAATAATAACTGTCCCACCATGAGAGCGAGAGAACTGCAATGCTTTTCTAAATTGTGATATGGTTTTCAATCTTTCGTGATAGGCATAATAATCTCGGACTAATTTAGAACCCGTCTTACTAGAAAAATCATCTCCCAAGGATAACTGCCACATCTTTTGAGTTGACGAAGATGGGAGGCTCCACGCTATTCGTTTTAAGATCGCGTCTGCTAAACAGTTTTCTACTTGCTGTTGAGAGAAAGGCTGGATTCTTCCCGTTACAGGGAGAGGATTTCGCATCGAACTTGCGTCGGCACTCTCCGCTAACGCTTGCATCATGACACGAGAGTCTTCTCTATAACGATTCACAATCTCTGTGGTGGTTTCTTTTTTTGTTGTCTCGGATGATTGGGCGGTCATTTTTATATAAAGTTATTGGTATTTTTTTGCGGAATTATCTTTGAGTTTAAGGCATAATTATAATTATAATATTGTTAATAAGTTATTACTCAAAACAAATGACTTCTTCAATTGGCTCAATTAGTTATCCTGCATCCCAACCCGACCTGACGGTAACAATCCCTTTTAAAAGGGTACGGACACAAATTACTGAAGGGGGGGTGGTAAAGGATGTGTTAGAAGCCTGGGCAGATTTTGGTGGCGCGGTGTCTCAAGTGAATACCATGACCATCACAGCAG